AACTCGGTTGTGAATGCCACGGCTTTCGGTGTTGCGAAAGTCGGGCAGAAGTGTTTAAAGGACGTCGCGATCGTGGCGGCACGTATATTCCCAGATACAGCTTCCGGGAGTGATCTCGATGTCGCGGCTCAGCTATTCGGTGTTAGTCCGCGAAAGGGTGCACTGGGATCTTCAACCTATGTTAAGGTTATCGCCGAACAGGGAACTTTTTACGAAGCCGGTAAAACGGAATTCGTGAATATAAACGGTGTTCGTTTTATGACCGAGTTTGATGCAACAGTGGGTGATAACGGCTATACGTATGTGAAAGTGAGGAGCGCTGGAACAGGATCTCAGACGAATGTAGCCCCTAATACGATTACGAATGTAGTTCCCGAACCTGTCGGTCATAAGGCGTGTTCAAACGAATATTACGCGGTGGGAGGGAGAGATTCAGAAGATGATGAAACATTCAGGATTCGGATTAGAAATAATTTGAATATATTATCAATTGGTACAAGGGAATATTTCACACAAGTTTTCCAAAATATAGACGATAGAGTGCTGATGTTTTTTAATTTCGGTGTAAATGAGAATGCGAAATTACAATTAGCACTTTCGACTCAGAATGGCGTTGAGTTTACCGATACTGAGTTGGCAAATTTACTAGAACAAGCTGCACCATATTTCCCGCTAAGTGATAGAAATAAATATGGCGATACAGTTGAGATAGTTCTTACGAATGTGAAATGGTATAGTGTGGGTGGAAGCCGGGGTGTTGATTTCAGGGTTGAGATAGCAGATAACTATGATCCCGATGATGTACGTCGGAATATTCAAATCGCGATGACAAAGTATCTCGATTTTAGATACTGGGTACCGGGATCGAAGGTAGAGTGGGATGATTTATTAGGTATAGTGAAGGATACGGAGGGTGTTAAGTATGTCCAAGATTCAACATTTTATCCTTCTGCCGACGAGCTTGTTCCCATAAATGAGCTTCCTCGTATTAGGGGGTTTGTGATGAGAGATTTAAAAGGTGATCCAATATTTGATTCAAACGGAGTACTGTCACCGATATTTTATCCCAGTGATTATGCCGGAGACTAAGAAACTGAATACATCGACCGTCTTCAATATATACAGACCTTATATTGAGATATTAACCTATTATGACAAGGATGGGGCGGGAGAATTTTTGTTCTTTTTCATATCCCAGTTTGACAGGACAATGGAGGGCGAGAAGATCGGTATCGGTGATTTGGTGATGAGAGTTAAGGGAGGGGTCGAGGATACATTTTATGTTGATGGAAGCGGTGATTTGATCGTTGAATCGAACAATCCCGATCAATACAAGATAGATAGGTTAGATGGACAATTAATTCAAACTGTGAATGATTAGAAATTTAGGACAGGTCGCGGCCATATATATAGGGAGTTCCGCTCCCCGCAATACCAACCTGATATGGTTGGATAACACGGTTGTTCCGTTTGTGTTTCGTGCCTACGACGGGTCGGCATGGTCGGAACTTGCAACCCATAAATGGGTTCGAGCGTATGTCGACGGGTGGCTGGTTACATTACCACCCCGGCAACTAGCGGATGATGGTGATTACATGTTGATTAATTCGAATAACGTCAATTACAAGATAACCGTAAAGGATTTCGTTAAAAGTGCCGTGGGTAATCCTCTTGATTTCAAGGGGGTGATCCGGGTGAGCGCGGATTTTCCTAATCCATCAACGTTGGAAGCGGGTGATATGTACGTTATCATCACTTCACCCGTCGGGGGGACGGTAACAGATCCGTATAGCGGGAAGACATTCGAGGATTCGGAGAAGATTGTCTGGGATGAGGTCACCCGGTCCTGGGAATCCCTGGGAAAGATAAATATCACGGTTAACTTAACCACGTCATATTCGGAGACGGAGGTGACGATTCACAGCTCTGCCGGAAAGGAGACAACGATTCAAGGTGCGACAGATCAATTAGCCGGGGTTATGTTGCCGGGACAATATTCATGGTTACAGGCTCTATCAAATGGATCAATCGTTCCGGGAGATCCCTCACCACTCACTCCGCTCACACCGGCGCATAAACATAATTATAATGATATCATCAATCGGTTGGTGAGTCAGCAAGGAACCGGGGAATCAACAATCGATCCGATGTCTCAGAAGGCAACGACGGATGCCCTTAATTTGAAGTTTGACAAAGCATCAGTTCTTCAAGTATCGGGTGCGGCGACGGATAAAGTCATGTCTCAGAAAGCTGTCACGGACGCGTTAAAAACGTTAAGTGATGATTTCAATAATAAACTAACCAATTACCTCCCCCTTGCCGGTGGTACAATGAAGGGTAGTATTAGATTTCCTGTGGGACTTGGTATAGTGTGTGAAGATGTTTCTGGTTCTGCTGCATATGGTGTGTTAAGAACATGGAATTATAATGGTTCAACAAGAATGTATATTGGTACTGTAAATTTTCCAACATATATATCTAGTACAGCTTCTGATTTAATACATGACAGGAATGGATCATCTTATTTATTATGGGACTCTTATAACCTACCAACTCCAGCAAGCACAACTGATTTAAATAATTACTTGCCACTTATTGGAGGTACCTTAACTGGACAACTTACAATAAAACAAGAAGCAGATATTAAATTGAGATTACAGTCTACTGATGCTGATAATCATTGTATTATACAAGCTATAAATTCACAAGCCTCTCAGCTAGGGGTATTTGGATATGCAGGAGATAAGTGGGTTATTGGACATAATGGGACTTATTATGAAATCTGGGATAAATATAACCTAACTAATCCAGTAGAATATACTACAAATACATATAATCATGCAACATTAACAAATAAAGATGGACAGTATTTTACTTATATTAAAGCAGGAACTAATGGGTTACTGCCTCATTCTAAAGCTACATTAGTTAGTGGAGGATCAGGTTCCCTTGGGACTTCAGATCAGAGTTTTAATGCTGCACATATAAACAACTTACATACAAATAAAGTAACTTTTGGAGGAACTGGTCCATATATAATTGGTAGTACATCTGCTACACAGTTCTTAAATGCAAATGGAGGTGCTCAAAAAGTAGCTACTGGAGGATTATATGTAGGACCAAGTTATGCCAGTGATGCTTTAAATTTAGTACCTGCTAATGGAATTTATTCTAGAGGAATTATATATATTGAAAATGGAATAGGATTTAGAAATAGTATTTGGACAAATGATTTAACTCCAAATAAAAATTATAGTGGATATTTACAAGTATTAGATGCTTATGATGCATCTAGTGCAGGAGGTCCTACTAATTATGGAACTGTATTACAAGTAAATTCAAGAAATGCTCATTGGGCTAATCAATTATGGTTTCCAGGTGGTGCAGAAGCTAGTAAAAAGGGTCTTTATTATAGGCATATGGCTTATAATGAGACAACATATGGAGAGTGGCATAGGTTATTAACAAATAAAGATGTTAATATAATACAAACACGATCTAAGAGTAATCCTTCTACTTTACCAGTTAATCAAATATTTTATTCTGAAATGAATAATGTTGCTGGAACTCCAACAGTTAATGGGTTATTATTTAGTGTTCAAGGAAATAATGAAGGAATTCAATTATGGGCAAGTTCTAGTAAAACTGAACTTTATTATAGAACTAAATGGGTATCATTTGGAAATTGGATTAAATTAGCTACTACATCTGATCTAGGTAATTATCTTCCATTAACAGGTGGAACATTATCAGGCAATTTAACTATAAATACAGTTGGAAGCACAACTCTTGTAATTAATAATAATGACACTAATGGATCTGAAACTTTTATGAGAGTTCTTAGAAAGGGAACTGCTTCAGCTGCAATAGGATTCAGGGATAGTCTAGGTGCTTATATATATAATTATAATTCTAACAAATATTTATTTATAGATAATGATGGATATGCTAGAGTTGGTACAACTTCTGGCAGTACTAGATTAGCTTTAATTACAGATATTCCTACTGTTTCTGGATATTTACCTTTGTCTGGAGGAACATTAACAGGTGCTCTGACTATGAGTAGTAGAAGAAATAATATTGTAGTTGATGTAGTTGGAGGTGCTGGTCAATCTTGGAATGAAGGTGCTGGAGCATTAAGTGTTCAAGTACCTAGTGATTCTGGTCAAACTCCTTTATTATTAGCCAGAAGATCTGGTGCAACTATAAATACCACAACATTATCAGAGAGATTACTTGATATGGCACTCTTAGATAATGGTACTGTTTTTAAAGTGGGAATGTCTGGAGCAGTTGCTCTAGAATTAGAGGTAACTTCTTTTACAAATAAAGTAGGAATAGGTAAATTATTTGGTAAACAAATAGCTACTACAGATCAAATACCATCTATACCAAGTATTTCTATATCTAATAGTGGTTCTGGTAATGCTGTAACTGCAATATCATCTAGTGGTCATACATTAACTGTTACTAAAGGAGCTACATATTTAACATCACATCAAACTATATATGATTTAACATTCCAAGCTGGAACTTTCTCTGCTAAAACATTTGATCCTAATGGTGCTGCAGAGAAAGTTAATATACCAACAAATACTAGTCATTTGACTAATGATAGTGGATTTATTACTAGTTCTGCATTAAGTGGATATGCTACACAGAGTTGGGCTAATGGACAGTTTGCTTCCCTATCATTATACAATACTACTGGTAGTTATACTACTATTAGAACTAGAGGAAATGAATTTTGTTTGGGAAATACTATTGCCACTTCTGCTTCCAATGAAGTGATAGTTAATTATAGAATTCCTTCTGGTTGTACTTATGCTCCTTCTACTTGGGTATGGAGAGCTGGTTCTAGTACTTCTTATGCTAATGGATATTGGGGTAGTTTATACATGAATGGAAATTTGGTGGCCACCCAAACATGGGTAAATAATAAGGGTTATCTAACATCACATCAAACTATATATAATCTAACATTCCAAGCTGGAACTTTCTCTGCTAAAACATTTGATCCTAATGGTGCTGCAGAGAAAGTTAATATACCAACAAATACTAGTCATTTGACTAATGATAGTGGATTTATTACTAGTTCTGCATTAAATGGTTACGCGACTCAGGCGTGGGTTAATTCCCAGAATTTCGTGAAATCGACTTCAACCAAGAAGGTCACAGATATTCAGCCGGTTGACGCGTTACCGGCTACACAGGCAAGTGGGGTTTTATATTTAGTTTTCGGATAAGATTATGGGAATAACACTGGGAACACTGGGTGATCTGAAGGCGGGGGCCTTTGAAGGTAAGAACTTGAAAGAAGCGTGGTTCGAGGGTGTGAAGTTATGGCCGGTTGCCGGTATTAACACGATACTTAACCTGAAACCTTCTATCTATTTACCCCTGGGAGGGGATATAACCGACTATTCCGGGAACGGTAATGATCCCGGTGCAACGATAGGGAATATAGAATATTACACAGCCGGCTTTAACGGGGCGACTTGCCTTGATTTAATCGACGGGGGTGCGGCCATTCGATTGCCCACGGTAGTGAAAGGTACGAACGCGTTTACCATATCAATCTGTGCGTTCAGTATGGGTTCGTCAAGTACAACGTATGACGGGATCATGGGTGGTGTTTTAAACGGCCCGGGAACTTCCGGTCTGGGATACGCTCTCGGTTTGGACGTCGCGAACGGAGACCCGTCATCCACGCCGATGAGATTCCAAATTTATAACGGTTCATCAAATCAAGTGTGTAAAGCGGATGTTGATAATTGGATCGTGAACGGGTGGAATCATTTGATAATGATCCTCGATGTATCATCTAACACCATTGAATTTTACCTGAACGGGGAGAAATACGGGCTGATGACGCCGGATCAATACCCTTTAGGTGGTCCGGTTCGATATGACGGTCGGGATTATACATGGGATGGTAATATCTGGTTGGGCCGGGCGTTCCACACGACAGTACCTCCTTTAGATTGGTGGCAAGGTTATCTCCAAGAATATGCCTACTTTTCACGGGCACTCACACCCGTGGAACTGAATCTTTTATACCGGGTGTATAAGGGTAATATGTTGCCGAGTACATCGAAATCACCTTCTATCGATTCATGGGGAGCAACGAAGCCTTTCGTTTGTACGGGTGGAACGGGTACCACGGAAGATAATATCAAGCCTAATATGACCGCAGCGTCGGAAACGAATAAAATCATAACGAGTGCAATAAATGGTTTGTATTTTAACCGGTCGATGTCTCCTGATGTTGGCGTTGAGGGGTCGCTGGGTGGGTACTCACTCAAGGCGACCGTGACCGTCAGTGGAATTACAATCCCGTATAATATAACCGGGTCGATGAAAGAGATCAAGAATAATCTTGACGGCAGTGGAGCGTATTTACCGGTTAATAATAATGTTTTCCCGTTAGGTGATATAGTTTTTGAATTTACATTTCAGGGAGTCACCCAAAAGTTTATCGTGACGAAAACAACCTGATCCTGTTTATTAACGGGATAGATACACAAGATGAATAATCCTTTGTTTAAAGGATTATTTTTTTTATCTTTACGGAATAAACGAAAGTATTTATGATCATTGAGAATAAAACAACGGAGAATGGCGATGTGCTCCATATCAGTACTGATGTACCCGTTTTGGGCTTAGTTTTGTTATACGGTTTCATAGATAACACATCCGGTGAAACGGTCGATATGTATTATCAGAAGAAATTCCGCTATTCAAAAGATATAGGGACAAATTGGAGTGATTGGCAAAATCTGACCGCCGCGAACCTACAAAACGTTCCAATCAAGGAAAAGGAATCGTTTTTATTCGAATACACGTATGAACACGAAGGACAGAACGGAGAGCTCTATTTTAACTGGGTTCAGCTTGAAGGCGAGGTTCGTCAAGGCGATGATACGATATATTCGAAAACGGATTTCAAGCAATTTTTCGATGTTAATGATATCAATGTTCTGGGCTGGGCTTTTAACGTGCTCGAAAAATTATATGAATTAGGAATACTTCCTAAATATGTACAAAGAGATTACACGGAGAATAGTAAGGATTTCATCGATTATTGGCTATCGATAACGCATTTTTTCGCTCTGATCGTTTACATGGCACGACAGTTTGAGGATATACCGGGAAATAACATTCTATTCAATTTATTTCTGGAGGGAAGGGGGTTGGCCCTTTCCGGGGAGGAAACTCAATTACAGAGAAATTATCTCTTCTCGCATTACATAGATGAATTTCGAAAAAGGGGAACGCGTAACATCATAGACATGGACGGGACGGTGAACGGGGAATTTTTGAGACTGATTAATTATAACCCGGACGAGGAATTCATGTTTTTTAACTTAGTGAGACAGGATCTGGGCTGGTGTTGTGATTTCTCCTCGCCCATGTGGATCGGAACGGAGCAGATCGTTAACGCGATGAAGGCATATGAGTACACCGAATCGATTAAGGATATATCGAAGTATCCTGTCGTTGGTTCAGTTGATGTTTTTCAACACGGACTCTATGAATGGTTGAGGTTGGCAACATCCGCGGGGACGAACGGTATTGAAGCACCTGTTGATAAAGAAAAATTGTTGAAGATCTCGCCTTCCATACCCTATGAGATTTATTTCAGGGTCATCGCCATTTCCGGTGAGGTAACCGCGCCCGATCATTTGAATTTCGGTGTGAAGGGTTACGATAAAAATCTCTCACCCTTGGATTTTTCCAACGCTCAGACCGGGCAGCCTCAGAATTCATTTTACGACAAGGATACACCACGGGTGATAAATCAGATCGGTGTTGAATATTGGTTCCGTGCGGTTATATTAAGAGCGGATGAATATCCGAACCCGAATGTGAGACTTAACTTCCTAAACGGGACACCCTTGTTATCGCACAAGGATATGCGATATTTCACGCCCGTTATAACACAAACATATCAGAGCGGCGATAAGGCACTTCTAATACGAGATATCAAGGTAAAACCGCTACAATTATCGATCGAGCGGGGATACTTGAGTTCGATACTACCGATTGCAACATACTTTTATAATAATTCCGGGAGGGAGGAATCATATATTAAGAACTTCACGGAGCAATACCTTTTAAGTTACAAGAACAATGTTCTGCTACCAACTTATTTAACGGGTGTTGATATTATGTTCTTCGTTCTTACAGTTAACTGGGTTCCAACAGCCGGAGGTGTTGTTGTGGGTGCCGGGACGTACAGAGCCGGGGATATCGCGACTATCAGAATCACACCCAGTGTTGGGTATCAGATAGATTCGGTCGAGATAGACGGGGAGATGAAGCCAGTTTCGAATCAATATCTGGTTTCGATGAGCAAAAACATAGTCGCAAACGTCGTGTTCAAAAAATCGTTGATGAATTTTGTCACGTCAAAACGTGCGTTTTCTTTCGAGGGAACTCAGTATGATGGGAAGTTGGTTGTTGATTGGGGGGATGGTGTGACGACAACCGACGTTCTAACACACCGGTATACTGATAATCAGGCCCAACACGTTATCGTGATCAATGACGGGGATATAACGACATTGAACGTACCCGATAACGAAATTATATCGGTCAGTTTTACTAATATGCCGAATATCGATGTTCTTAACATGGATAATAATTTGTTAACCCAGATAGATATATCATCGTTAACAAAGGTAACATCGATTTCATTGAAGAATAATAAATTATCCAATCTATCCCTAACCGCGAATCCGAATGTGAATTACTTGGATTTGGGGAGAAATAACTTTTCGTCGCTTGATTTGAGTAACCTCGTATCGTTAAAAAACTTACTTTTGAACGATAACAAGTTGACTTCTCTTAACGTTGCCGCGAATGTTGCGCTTATCAACATGAATGCCGATAATAATCAAATGACATCTTTGAACTTGGGTAACGCAACGAGTCTGAAATTGATCACGGTATATAATAATAAATTAACCACGTTCACAATCCCATCATCGAACATCTTAGTCGATTTGAATATAGGAAAGAATAACCTCTCCACGGGTAATTTCACGGGGGCGGGTTACCCGAAACTTACCACTCTATTAATAGCCGATATGCCCGTGATGACCTCGTTAACAGTCACGGGGATAGACCTTCTAACGACGTTGACAGCGAGTAAGTGTCCGGCGATGACGGTGGCAAATGTGACGAATAACTCGAAATTACCCTCAGTTGATATATCCGGGTGCGGTAGTTTATTGACGGCTGATTGTGGTGATAACTCGATTTTGACGAGCGTGAATGTTCTGAATGATGGTAAATTGCAGAGTTTAAGAACTGATAATACATCGATTTCAACTATGATCGATTTAAGTACAAACGGTAACCTTGCTACCCTGTCGATGGATAACAATAAGTTAACAACGTTCTCAGCCCCGTATTGCACGAAACTTGCGAATTTGAGTTTATCCAACAATCAATTGACATCGATAACATTAACGAATAACACTGAGTTGAAGAATATTGATGTTGATAATAATCAATTAACATCACTTAACCTCAGTTCTCATCCCGGCGTACGGGGACTGAACTGTTCACACAATTTACTGACGGATAGTTCGGCTGCAAGTATTGTGACAAGTAATAATCTTGTCAATGTTGATGCTAGTTATAATAACTTCACCCAGTTTACCATCAGTAATAAACCTCAGCTTAAATTTGTCGAGTTACATGATTGCCCTGTTTTAAAAACGGCAACCGCGACGAATAATGCGTTGATGGAAACACTGGATGTTTCGAACAACCCTGTACTTGAAACCTTAAACGGGTATAATAATGCCTTGGAGACGGTTAATATATCGACGGATAACGCGTTGAAATTCGTTTATCTATATAGCAATCAAATTCACACATTTAATTATACGGGATGTAAAAATATCGTGAATTTGAACCTGAATCAGAACTTATTGACCTCGTTTGATCCAAACGCAATAGGTGAGTCATTGCAGGTATTAAATATCAGTGAAAACCTACTGACTACATTGAATCTAACGAACACGGTGAATTTAACGACATTGAATTGCGATAATAACAATCTCACCAATCTAACATTCACGCCGGAGGGTGGTTCAACGGCGGAGAATGTCGAGGATGTGGTTAATTCAATGACCACCCCGATCCACATAGCGTATCTGCTTAACGGAAACATGAATAAAATGAATAAGAGTTTACTCGAATTTTCATCAATTGTCGGGCAACCGCGCTATGTCGAAGGTTACGAAGAAGGTAGATCTGCTCTCCAAATGGGAAGCACTTACGCTGAGTTACCTTTAACAATGAGTTCGAATGTAACGTCAGAAGTTTCGGGTAGTTTCATGATTTATCCAACTGATGTCACTTCTTATCAGGGGTTATGTGGTGGTGTGTTTTTCGGGTTAAATACAGGACAATTTGGATGGGCGATTGGATGGGGGCAAAATACGTTCCAAAATAAATTAACGGTCGACCTTTATACGAGATCGGGGCGTCAAACCTGTCAAGCGATCCAGCTAACTCCTAACCGATGGCAACATGTCATGTTCAGATTTAAGTGGAATGGTGGCCCATGGTTAACCGAGATATATGTTGACGGTGTTAAATACACGACATCAACAACACCCGGAGGCGACACGTTATCGTATGATGGATTACTTGGATTTACCGGAACCGAGCATATATCATTCGGCCGGGGATATCAATCAGGGTGGAAGTTATTTAAAGGAAGAGCGCAGGATGTTATCATAACTGATAGATACTTTTCCGATAGTGATGTTCAATTGCTGATCAATTACTATAAAAATGTCGGTGCGCTCCGTTTTCCTAAACTTGAACTTGTTAATTGTTCATACAACGAATTAACAACGTTGGATTTATCTACAATCGATTATGTGAGAAAATTCAATTGCTCGTATAATCAACTGGGAAAAAATCAATCATCAGGTCAACCTTCGATAACATTTGGAAAAGCGTTGGCAGCGGGTAATAAGCTAGAGGATTTCAATGCGAGCAATAATCAGTTGAAACTTATAGATTTGACGAATAATTCGAATTTATTGAATGTCAACCTAAATAATAACCCCGATATGACCATTGATGGACTCGGTTGGTGGAATTCGATAATGAACGTTCAAACTTGGCTATCATCGAACACATCAATACCCGCGTTCGGGATTGTAACACGGAATCTTGTCAAATTAGATCTGAGTAAGAATAACTCATTGAAAACCCTGCTTATCGCGGTTCCCACTTCGTTGGAGTATCTTGATTTATCCGATTCTGTGAATCTTCCGGGTGCGCAAGTTTATTACGCGTTATTGCAATCAAGTAAACTGAAAGAGTTGTATTTGAGAAATTTAACGCAATTCTCACCACAAGACGCGTATGAAGGTTGGGTTCCTCTTTATCATATGGAGGGGCTTGAAGTGATTGATATTAGCGGTTCAACTGCGGTTCGAACGGAGGTTCAAAAATCTGTCGGTGGTACAGTAAAATACTGTGCTAATTTAAGATGGATGTCTGTTGAGAATTGTAAACAGTTGGAGCGGATAGAAGTTTTCACTTCAACGAGGATAACATACCTGAATTTTGCAGGATGTTCAGCCGACACCATGGTAGTCTCATCGGAGACACCTTCATATAAAGAAATTCATGCCGAGAACGCTCGTGTCGCATCCGAACTTTTGAGTAATTACAACGGATTTTTACGTTACTTAAATTCAACAACTGATGGTAAGTATTATTATTCAAACAGTGATCTTTATTTAAAAGAGGGTGGGCCTTCTCGTGATTTGGTGCTAGCAAAAGGTTGGAATTTGATTTTAGTTGATTAAAACAAAAGGATATATGAGTAAATTAAATTATAACAGAAGAACGTTTCTTTCAAAGGAGGAGCTACAAAAAAGTCAGGAGTTTCTCTCCGAACTGGGTTTCTGCAAGACCCTGTTGATGGGGATAACGAAATCATGGGGGATAGTATCATCAGCGGGGGGATCGAGTTCGACAGAGCTAAGAGTGACAGCTGATTCGAATCCCGGCACGATTAAAATAACCCCGGGGTATATCGTTACGAAGAACAAACAGTTAATCACAGTACCTGAAATACGATATCTAGAAGTTCCCAACAACGGGATACCTTATTATGTCTTTCTAGCGTATGATATCGTTCACTGGGAGGATGGGTACGTATCGGTCGATGTGAATGGAAATTTGAACGGGCTAAACACTGATTTCTTAAACGTTCTAAGAGGGCAGGGAAGTCAGGCACCGATCAGTATTAAGTTTGAGAAAGAAGACGGGTCAGATCCTTTGAATAACGGCATATACGAAGTTGTTGATGTCGTGAACGGAACTTCCGCGATTATTAATTCATATAATAGTTTGGTTGCCGAGCAGAATCTAAAAATGGTTGTTCTCGGTACATTACCCATCGGTACTAATTTCTCAGACGAACAGAAAGAGGGATTGTATTCATATGATAGATATAACGCGTCGAAGTTATTGACTGAATCGGTTAATGGCGGCCCTCCAGCGTATGTTCAGGATATCGAATTCCTTTTAGCAAAAGTTGTTAATAATAACGGAGTGATCACGGTTAGTGATCAGGATACGTTACGTAAGTATTGGACCATTTAAGAGAAGAAAAATGAAATTGTGTTATACAACGAGTTTGAATTCGGGTCAAGGGCCTAATAGACCGAGTGGATCGATCGGCGGTTATATATCAGAGTTAACCGTGAGAAATGATGAGTTTGATAATTTATTCGGTGAAATCTCCGTGTACGGGGCATCGAAAGCTAAAACTGAATACCGGGCCCTCGTCCTCGTTAATGATTCGGATCAGGAGGCGACGGATGTGACATTATATATGACAACAGCGGGTGAATTAAATCAAGGAACTCTCCTGATCGCTCCCGTTGCCATGAATGTTGATAAGGAAGGGAGACCCGTCATGGAAAGAATCCCGGATATCTATTCAAAACCTTTTGTCGGAGATTTTCAAACGACTGATTCCGAGAATAAACTTAATATAGGGGCGATACCTCCCAATGGATCTATCGGTATATGGGTGTGCAGGCAGATAGATACCGATAATGTGATGAAAGATTATAGGGATGTGGCAAAACCGATGGAGAATAAATTGTATTGGTTTGAGAGTGTGAAGAAAGAAACCGATGAGAGTTGGCAATTAAATGTTGAGTGGAATTAAAAGATATAAAAGGAGGAAAATTCCTCCTTTTATTGTTGGCAAATAGATAAACATTGTGTATCTTTATCCTGTTAAAGTAATATTAATACCAATTAATTATGGCAGTGAAAAGATTAAATAAGGCCGAGAGAGAGGCTATTAGGAACAAACTTCTTGAACCGACTCGGAAAGAAGTGAATGAAATTCGTAAAAACATAAAAGATGAGATTTCGTCTTTTATACAAGGTAAAGCTCCCGACGAGGTGATTAAGTTTCATGAAAAATATCCCGGTTTAATTTCGAAAGATTCTGAGTGGTACGGTCCTCGTGATTTTTTCAATATTAAAGGTGATTGGTCGAGATTACCTGAACGTAAAAAAATCGAGGGGATGTATGTCGAATCGATTGACTTTTCTGATATACCATATAGGTATGATTTTGAGAGAAAATCAAAGGCAAATATCATCAGTCTTATAGCGAAAGATGAGGCTGTTTTAAACAAAGTGTTCGAGCTTGTTTTAGCATGGGCTCGATTAACCCACAAGATTTTTAGTCTAAAAAATCAGATCGATTGCGCACTATCAGGGATAACAACAGAAAATTCATTGAAGGATAATTTTCCTGAAGCATACGAGGCCTATTTGAAAGTGAGGGGTCTTGAATCTAACGATCCTTGTACGAACATTGAATCTCTGAGAGCCGAATTAGGTCGGTTCAAAAAATAGGTGATGGTTCCTGTATATAAGATAATTCGCGTTTTTGAGTATTTATACCAAAGAAAGTACTTGCAACCCGAATATCGTTTACCCAGAACTTCGAGAAATCTAAGGATGCTCTCGAAGTTCACAAAGTTGATACCCATTAGCAGCGGTGATAGTTTTATATGGAATTATTCCGTGTACGCTTTTTGGTGCTATGAGGGTCTCCTAACACGACGCCACATCGAATTGAATTGGATTTATAGTGAAAAAATGTATTTACGCTATAATGAAAGGACGGAGGAGCAAATATATTACCTCCAGCAATACAAGGAGTCCAAAACGATAAAAAACCCTCTTAGAGAAAGTTATTCGTTGAAGCTGTCGGAGGATTATAAAAACAAACAGCGTAAAATGTATTGGAACACATCACGGGGGTATTTGAATTGTTTGGATTTCGGGGGTGTTCTTTACGATGAGGCAAACCCGTTTTGTAAGAATTGTAAATATAAAAAACATTGTTGTTAACATGGAGGAGTATATATTAAATCAGATTGAAATTACTTTTGGTGGAATGATTAGTGAGGGATTACCAATCACAACCTGTAATTGGAACGAAATATATGCTAAAGAGTAGAGGTGTTTGTCATAAATGCGGGAGGGAGACCTATATAGTGAATAAGAAGTACGGATTATGCGATTATTGTAACAGGGAGAGATTAGGCCGCGTGAGCGTGCCATCATCATTCACACCCGGACGGTTGAAACCCACCCCCATAAAACGAAAACCTCGTAAGGCAACGGGTGAGAAGGATTTGTTTCTTAAAATATGGAAATTGAGGCCTCATTATTGCGAACATTGTGGTTGTTATCTGGGAGAAGAACCTCGAGTACAATTTTTTGCACATGTGAAGGGTAAGGGTGCTCACACGGAGGAAAGATTGAACGAGGATAATATCAAGTTATGGTGCATTGATTGTCATTACACCCATGATTTCAGATCACGCGAGGCTTTTTTGAAAAGAAAAAAGGAATAAACTTTGTTTATTGAATTTAAAATCGTATTTTTACATCATGAATGAGGAAGTTATCAAGAATATGACGGATCTCCACCGCGAAGTGTTCGGTGATCGATATATCAATCCGATATCCAATGGCGATATCAGAATAATCACGTTATTGTTGGAAATTCTTAAAAAATGTGGAAAAGAAGAGGTTTCCCATGTTTTTAAGAAGTACAAGACAGTGAGTGATAAGGATATTGAAGAGAAATTAACGAGGTTATCGTTAAACATACCCACTAAAAAATTAGTGGGTGGGGTTTCAGTGTCAACTAAAGGGACCGCTCTTTTGTTTAGAGATTTTAATTATACCTGTATCAAGGTATCTGAGATTTTCTCGTGGGAGAAAACCGAGGATGAAAATGGGAATCCGGCCATATTGTTGAACGGAGGGGATTTAGACGTCACGAGTCGACCGTTAATTTACAACACCGTATTATCGTATACGGATGAACACGACCGTGATGATGATTTTGATTTAATAGTAAGAAGAAAGAATGGATAATAAGTTTGTTTTGGAGGGGGTTACTCTTTCAACATTGAGAGATTGGTTAAATGAGAATAAAATGAAAACCCCCGTTTCCACGGAAGGGTCGGGTGTAGCGAAGGAATTCACTATTCACGATGTGAAAGCGTATTGCAACAGGGGTCGCCTACCTAAGTATTTGGGAGGAAATAAGATTGAAAAGGTGATCTCAAAAAAAGATCCAAGAATAAAAACGTATAATTTATTGAAAGAAAATGGCGAAAAGTAGTGTAAAATATGTAATCGTTCAAGATTATGAGACCGGGGGATTACCCGATAAAGACCATCAACCGTTCATTGATATAGCGTTATGCGAGGTGGCATGCGTTGTCGTTGATATGGAAAAGTTGGAGGTGATTGAAGAGTACCAATCGTTATTTAAGCCTCATTACAAAGACGGTCTCGTCTACACACCTAAAGCGTTAGAGGTGAACGGTCTCACACTGGATATGTTGGAGGAACAAGGAAAGGATCCGAAAATCATTTACAAGGAGATAAAAGATCTATATGTGAAATATAAGAATCCGCGTCAGGGAGCGATTGTATGTGGACATAATTTCACAGGGTTTGACCACCCTTTCACGATCGAATTATTCAAATATTACGGTGATGATGTATGGAAATATGTGAAATGGGTTGAGGACACGCAGAAACTAGCTTATTATTCATCTCTTGAACAACAGGATTATAAGCTTGCGACATGTTGTAGTAATAACGATATCGCCTTGGTGGGAGCTCACAGGGCGATTTATGATACAAGATCGAACGCACAGCTTTTTATCACGTATATCAAAAAATTGAGAGGAGAAGGTGTAGCATCCCAATCAAACGGTGAGGGATCTTTCAGGGAACAATTTAAATTTCAGATACCATCATGATGTTATTATCTCCCGTACAAGAAAGCTATATAGATAACTACGTCAGGGAGATAATATCGAGTTTACCACCGAAGGCGATCCAAGAGTTACTTTCAGGTTATGAAAATGATTTGGATCGGCTTCTATCCGTGATGAGAGAACAAACATGCATCGTTACCCACATGGATAGAACTCTTGACATGGAAAAACTGGAATATCTCGCCAACGTGGAGAAGAGCATGGACCTCTCGCTACGTAAGCAGAGTTATAATTATTTTAAAACTGTTTGTCTTCCAACGTTTCGACAGGGATGGAGAAACCTTGAATGGGGTAACTTATTCCAGTTATATTTGTATAACTGCATTTTAGCGAGCCGCTCATCGGGAAAGTGTTTATCTCCCGAGACAGAAATAGTGATGGCTGATGGAACGATTCGCAAGATAAAGGATGTTTCGATCGGAGATCAAGTTATGGGACCCGATTCAAAACCAAGAACCGTTTTATCTTTACACAAAGGTAGGTCGAGAATGTGGAAAGTGAAACAAACATGGGGTATTGATTACGTTGTAAACGAGGGTCATATTGTTTGTTGCAAAAAGAAGGTTCCATCTCGATATGAAAAACGTATTGGGAAAGATATGCGCTGGAAAACCTTTAATATTCCCGTTGAGGAGATCCCCTCTATGCCAGGGTACACTCAGAGAAAAATAATGGGGTATAGAACGAAGGGGTGGGACCTTCCTGAAAAAGACCTTCCTGTTGATCCGTATTTATTGGGGTTGTGGTTGGGTGATGGTTTATACACGGAACCCGTAGTGACAACTATTGATCATGAAATAATTGAATATTTAAATGAATTTTGTGAGAAAAACGGTTTTATTTTGTCAAAACATAATTCAAATAAATATTCATATCGAATTATTGAAAAAGAAAGGTTATTCAAAAACCGCCTAAAAACCGCTCTTAAAGATTTAGGGGTTCTTGGTAATAAGCATATACCTGAAATTTATCTTCTTGGATCAAGGGAACAACGGTTGAAACTTTTAGCCGGGTTAATTGATACTGACGGTTCATCCCAGTATAAAAAAGGAAATCCTCGAAGTAAATATGCTTTTGAAATTGGATTTAAGGACAGGAATTTAATAGAGCAAACGCAAAGACTTGCTCAATCATTGGGATTCAGATGTAATTCGATTATAACTCGGACGGCAGATGTAAAGGTGAAAACATTAAAGGGTGAAAACATCCTTCATGATTATACTCATTACAGGATAACAATTTCGGGAGATGTTGATGAAATTCCTGTGAAAATAGAAAGAAAGAAGATACCTTCAAAAATCACGGTGCAGGATAATTTATCAACCTCTCTCAAGGTTGAATGTATCGGTGATGGCGATTATGTTGGTTTTTCTTGTGACGGAGATCACCTTTTTCTCTTGAAAGATGGGACTGTTGTACATAATAGTTACGAGGGGTGTTTTGCATTCATTTTATGGAGGTTATATTCTTATGACCGGCCAACCACGTTTCTTAGGGATAGTATTGATAACAAGAATCGTAAGGAAACGTGTATGATCACGAACAACGAAACGCTCGGTAAGAAGCACATCGCGATGATCATCTCCGAAATAGATCAGAATGATATAATCAGGGAGAAATTAAACCCAAATGGAAAGGCGAAACTAGCCGCGACATCAATCACGACTGAAACAGATTCAATCCTCCATTTGAGATCGAAAGATTCCATGATTCGAGGTCTTCACGTTGGTGCCGTCGTATGCGACGACCTGCCTGATGAAAGTTCGTTGTATTCACAAGAGCAAAGGGAGAAGCTTCACGAAGTTTTTTACGGGTCAATCACTCCGATCGTGGAACCGTTCGGCTATTTATGTGTACTCGGTTGTGTGAGACCGGATACGTACGTGTTTACCGAAAACGGTTTAACTGAAATTGGTAAATTATCTCCCGTTGATATATCAAGAGAGAAAGGGTTTTTCCCTCTTGATATAAACATTCATGATGGTGAGGGATTTGTTAACGCGACAGACTATTACGTAAACGGAAAAACTCCTACAAAAATCATAACCCTTTCAAACGGATTGGAGATTGAAACAAGTTTCATTCATCCTTTACTTAGATGTAATCGGGAAACGGGCTTATTCGAATGGGTTATCGCGAAAGATTTGCATGAAGGAGATTTTGTCGCGTTTAAGATGGGGTCAAATATTTGGGGTCGTTCTCTCGGTATAGAAGGGGAGGAGCTTTATGAAATCGGGCTTTGTATAGCGGACGGTACGTTGGATTTAAGTGGTTATGGAAATAGGGTCACGATAACAAAAAAGAATCCCGGTATAAGAAATTTTCTGATTAATGAGAGGGGGTATCACCCTAAGAAAAATCACATAGGGATGTCGTTTAATAGCAAGGAGAAAATCTCCACGTGGTTGAGTTTAGGGTATCGAAAAGGGATGTATTCGCATACCAAGACAATTCCTGATAAAATCATGAGTGCGTCCGAGGAGGATGTTATATGGTTTCTTCGAGGGTGTTTTGATGGCGATGGATGCTGCTATCACGGACATCGTTCAGATAAAGGAATAAATGTAAGCTATTTTTCAACGAGCTTTCGTTTAATCCAGCAGATTCAAATACTTCTTCTTAACATGGGGATTGATTCACGTATTGAGAAGAAAAAATGCCAATCAACCGAATTAGTTAAATCAAACCGAACAGGATACAATTTGGTTATAAGCAAAAATTCGAGCGTGAAACTATTCATGGAGAAAATCGGGTTCACTTATTCAGGAAAAGGGAAGGTTCCGCGAGAAACTAGGAGAGAATCCTCTTGCATTGATAAAGGAATACCGTTTCAATCGGTGATATTAAGAAAGATTCGATCAAAATATCCGTTGGGTAATGATAAGATGAAATTTTACGGTATGAGATCGGGGGATTTTTATACGAAAGTTCATTCTTTTAAAAGAATGAACGGACCGATAAAAAAATGGATTTTATCTTTACCTCAAAATGATCCTGATGTTCAGATTATTTTGAGTAATATGAATTTGAAGTATCATTTCGCACCGATAAAATCGATAATTGAGAGTGAGTCTTACACCGTTGATTTCAAAATCCCAATTTCTCATCGGTTTATTTCGAATGGGATAATATCACACAACACACCGTATTCGGCAACGGATATTTACGGGGATTTAAAAAAAGATGGCCGATTCAAGGTATTTGAATACCCGGCGGTTTTCCCAAATGGTCAACTGTTAGCACCTGATCGTCTTACGTTTAAAAGGTTAACGGAGGAACGGAAATCACTTGGAACGTTAGTTTTCAACCGAGAATATCTAGTTGTGCCGATCGCGGACACGTCAACGATTTTCCCGTATGAATTTCTGAAAAGATCGATACGTGGGATGGAACATATCAGTTTCGCAAATGATATAGAAAGTTACCCCATAAAGTTAGTCAGGGTTGTCGTGGGATGTGATTTTGCGATATCGGGTAATGTGGGTGCCGATTATACAGTATACACTGTATGGGGTATGGATGCACACGGATTGATATATCTTATAAATATATTTAGAGAGCAGGGTGCGAGCCATGATCTTCAAGTGAATAAACTTATTGAATTTAACGCGAGATATAAACCGAACAAATCCGTGTGTGAGTCGAATGGATTTCAAAGAATTCTTGCGGGTATGGCGAAAGAGAGGGGATTAGTTAATGTCGAGGAATTTATCACAACTGAAGGGAATAAAAAGGATCTGAAATCAGGTCTACCCTCACTATCAGCGTTTTTTGAAAGTGCACGTTTGAGGGTGCCTTACGGAGATGAAAACACACGAAAGTTGGTTGATACGATGTTTGGTGAATTTAATTCAATCGCGTTTAACTCAAAGAAAGGGACTCTTGAATCAGTTTGTGGACATGATGATATATGTATGTCATCGTTCATGGCAATACAAGATTTGAGGGAAAACAACGTACAGGCAATGATTGATTTTGTTGATTTGGATTGATATGGAAAAAATAAACGCAAATTTTTTAGGTGAACTGTTTCGGAAAATGTTTCTAAGCAAGGAAATGATGTTTATTGTTGACAGACACCTTGATTTTAAATTTATTCCTAAAGAGGAAGTGGGGTATAAATTTATTTTGAAGGATGCGAAAGAACAGTTTCACCAATATGATAAAATACCTTCACTGGGGGTTATCTCCCAAAAATATAGTGACATGGAGTCTGTTCAACTCGCGGTTGATCAGATAAAGGAATCTCAAATTGTTGATGACGAAGTCCTTTTAAATCAACTTGAAAGCTATATTCGTGACAGTGAATTTCTTCTCCTTAACAAGGCCATCGTTGATCTTTATGGTGAAGGAAAAAAAGAAGAGGCGATGAGGTTAAGCAAGGAGGAAAGTACGAGGATTTTGGAATTTTCATTAAGGGCTCAGTCGGAGATGTTTTTAGGGGTGTTTAGTGATTTTGATAAATGCCGGAAAGATTGGGCCGAAAAAACAGAGCAGCAGCCTCCTGTTGCATTCGGAATAGATGCACTTGATGATAAATACGGGGGAATTGATGTGGGCGACACTGAGTTATGGTTGGCCAGATCCGGGGTGGGAAAGTCAACAGTGTTACGATGGAGGGGGTTAACATCCGCGCTTACCGGGGCAGACGTTCTTCATATCCAATGTGAGGAGGCGAAAGAGAAAATACATATGAAATATTCCCAGATGTGGACCTTTAAGACGTATACCGATTTGAAGGAGGATAATTTCACCCAGGATGAGCTTGATGATTTACATAAGACATTGAAGGATATAGAATCCTATGCGAATGATATTAAAATTTACAGTTTCAAGAAATTTGGTGATGCGACCATTCTTGATGTGAGGACGATATGCCTCGAATATAAGAAATTAGTGGGTAAGTTTCCTAGGATTTTAATCATAGATTCATTTAACCTGATAAGAACGGGTATACCGAGTTTTGATAATGACCCCCGACCAAAATATAAGTTTCAGGAGTGTGGAAAAAGATTGAAAAATATGTGTGAGGAATTCAGTATGTCTTGTGTAACCGCGATTCAGACGGGCGATGTTCCTTTTGAAGTTTGGAATGACGAAGAAAAAGTTATAGATCGAAGCTACGCGGAAGGTGATAGAACTGTTGTTCAACCTTTTAGTTGGGTATTTTCTATTAATCAAACATTGGAGGAGGTGAAACATAAAACTTGTAGGATTTTCAAGGATAAGGTCCGTGATTATGAAAATATCGATCCTGTTTTTAAAGTGGCAACGAATTATAACGCCGGACGGTTCTATGATAGAAAGAGAACCCTGGAGGAATTCTATGATTTAAAAATTACACACACACATGGTGGGGGGAGAAAACGAACAAGATCTAATTCAAACGAACAGAAAGGGAGGGTTGTGTGATGATTATTGATAAGGATGAGATAATCGCCGAATTAAACCTCAAGCCCTTCGGCCAAAAAGGTTGGTTAAGTTCGAAAGAACCGTGCCCGTTTTGTGGGAAAGATGGGAAGAATGCATTAATTTTCACGGACGATGGACATTCGGCAGTATTCCATTGTTTTAAATGCGGAACGAAAACAAGTATTCGTAATTATCTTATCAAAATGGACCGAAAAGATTTGATAAGAAATGATTACCAAATGTCGAAAAAAAATACTAAATTAACACCTTTAATCAAAGAAGAGGATGATATTGAAGAGAATGTTCAATCAAATACAAGACTCCCCATTGGGTTGAAACCTTTGGTCAACGATCCGTATCTGGAGAGCCGGCATTTTTTAAAGGAACACTATGAAGAATTTGAACCATCATACACTAAATCAGTTTTGGAGGAGACGTTAGCCAAGCATAATTACATTATCTTCAAGATTAAGGAAGGAGATAGGGTTGTCGCGTGGCTGGCAAGGTCACGATACAATAAAACGTGGCATGATAATAATAGAACGTTGTTCAAGGAAGGTCTCGGTAAAATGGTTTTACGATACATGAACAGTCAGGATGGTTTTTCTCACATTCTGGGTGGGTACAATTTTATCGGACCGGAAACAGAAACGGTGATATTGGTCGAGGGTTTGTTTGATAAGGTGAACGTTGATTATCTGATTAACCTGGGATTTAACCAAGAAATCGCATGTTGCTTCACATTTGGCAAGAAGATAAGTCCGGGTCAATTGAATCAATTAAGAAAAACGAACGTCAAAACGGTGATCTTAATGTACGATGAGGACGCTTTAAGGGAAAGCAAGGAAACAGCACTTCATTTGAGTAAATTTTTCAATGTGAAAGTTTGTCGGATAAAGGATAAAGATGTTGATCCCGGAAATATGACGATGCAATATTTACAACGAGTTCTGATCGATATGCAGGATCCTTTGAATTTTTATTTAAATAACCTAGATAAAACGATATATGATACCTCAGAACGGAAAATTAACGGTAAGGGAATATTTTGAACAATTGGAGTTGGAATATTTCTCATATTTATTCAGGGCCTTGGTGTACGAGGAACCTTGTTTTATTAAAATGTGTAATGATATTTGCGAGAAGAAAAAGGTTAAGATAATGAAAATCTCGCATCAATATCAACTGCGTAGTATTTTCAAGGATAGTCAAGAATACCATCGCATGTTGAAGGATGTGTTTCTTCAGCCGTACGGGATGCCGAGTTTGAAATATGATCCTTTAAAAAACAGTCCGGTGATATATGATAGATTTTACGCATTTAAATCAGGGAGAAAGGTAAGGTATCAGGGTGAAGTGTGTGTTGTGAAGGAGAATAATCCCAATTGGGAAAAAATAATCGTCACAACACCGAAAGGAGAAAGTATACCATTACGCTATATAGACGTAGAATTGTTGGTTGAAGATTTGTTTATCTGATAAACATTGTGTATCTTTATGGTGTTGATTTAAAAATATTGATAGTATGATAATTAGAAAATTGTTTAAGTTTGAGGGAAGCCATATTGTGAGAAATTGTACATCGGACAGGTGTTCACATTCAATTCACGGACACAGCTATAAAGTTGAGTTATTTTTGACCTCGGATCGTTTGGATAACGCAGGGATGGTCGTCGATTTCGGTCTTCTTGGTAATTTTAAAGAAGTCGTTGATTTATTCGATCATACTCATTTATTGTGGGCGAAGGATAACGAGGTTTACAAAAATTTTATACAGGCGATGAATGATAGGTGGATAATTTTACCTTGCAATCCCTCCGCTGAATTACTCTCATCCATGTTTTTCGCTTGTTTTGAATCGATATTGGAAAAAACAGAATTTAACAATGGTGAGGGTAACGTGGTTGTGCAATCAGTGCGAGTTCATGAAACAGATACTGGTTATGCCGAATCGGATCGAAATGATTATGATAGATACTTGGAAATGTATCCCGAAGAAATAGAAGTTAGCCCTTCACTGGCAAAAACTGAGATTTATCATAAACTTTTTCGAGGGATTAAATTCGTGAACCCAAAGGTTGAACTACAAGTGAAGTTATGATAACGAAAAAGGAATTAAATGATCTTGTTGATCGCTATGGGTTTGATGAAAGTCTGGCATTTGAACTTTCATTACCTGTGATTGATTTAAGGGTGAGCGGGTATGGTGAGATGGCGGATGAGCTTTATGAAAATCAACTTGATCTTATTAAAGAGATTGCGAAAGAACGGAGATTCTCAGAACTGGATCTCGCTGAGTTTATAGAATTGTATAACGCTTATTTATGTTAAAAATGGATTATTCAGAAATTCAACCGATTATTGATTTGCACACCTGTATACAGGGAGAGGGTATGAAGGTGGGGGTCCCCCATATTCTTATAAGAACATCTGGGTGTAACCTGAGATGTACTTTTAAAGGGAGTATATGTGACACGGCCTACAGCTCGTGGAACCCGGAAAAGGGTAAATATTCATTGAACGATGTCGTCGATATCATAATCATGAACCCTCAGATAAAATGCATGCTTATTACCGGGGGAGAACCGACCCTTCATCCCGAATTGTTGAAATCGTTGATCGAGATAGGTCGGAGACATAAGTTGAGTGTGAGCATGGAAACGAACGGAACCATCGCGAGAGGTGATGTACTGGATGAGGATACGTACGTAGACGTCGTATCAATCTCACCTAAATTGAAGAGTTCCGTTCCGAGTTCGGGCGAATTCGCGGAGAAACACGCGAAAACGAGGGAGAACATCCCCGCTATAGTGTCATGGATCATGGAATCGAAATTCTCCCAGTTGAAATATGTGGTGTCCTCGGAGGATGATATAAAGGAAGTTGAAAGGCAGGTTCAGAAAATTAAGAAGGAGGTATCTAAACTGGACCCCTTCTGGCCTGTAATAGTCTATCTGATGCCGGAGGGGGATACCGAGGAGAAACTGGCAGAGAAAAGAAAATGGTTGGCACAGAGATGTATAGATTTGGGCTACTTCTACTCTGACCGCTTACATATAATAATCTTCGGAGATAAGAGAGATGCTTAGTTAAAAACGAGATAAAACACGAAATATGAAAAAAATAATGGCAGGAGGGAACGTCGTTCTTTCCGATGATGATAGAAACGAGATGTTGGCAAGGGCCACCGAGGCGTACGGTAAGTTCTTGGAGGCCTTGGGGTATGATTGGAAGAATGACCCTAACATGATAAAAACACCGTACAGGGTTGCGAAAATGTTTGTCAACGAAATCACGTCAGGTGCGTATTCTGCACCCCCGAAATTAGCGGTATTCCCAAGTTCAGGATACTCAGGTATGGTAATTGAACATGGGATCGAGGTAAATTCATTGTGTTCACATCATTTACTTCCGTTCACAGGGTTCTGTAGTTTGGCGTATATCAGCAAAGAAAGTGGCCAAGTTATCGGTCTTTCGAAACTAAACAGAATAGTTCACTGGTTCGCCAAACGGCCTCAATTACAGGAGCAATTAACCCGGCAGATTCATGATTATTTGGTTAACGTATTCGGCGATACGGTACTGGGCATCGCAGTTTATATTGAAGCGGAACATATGTGTGTGAGCATGCGGGGAGCGGAAGATAATAGCACGATGACAACCCACTATTGTTCGGGGGCGTTCTTAACAAATGAGATGAATAGTCGCGATGAGTTTTTAAGGGCGATACAGATTTATAAACTCGGGAGAAAATAAAATATGTCGGCGATAAAGAAAATACAGAAGGAAATTAAATGGGTGAGTGTGGGTGACATACACTGTCACCCATTGAATCCTCGAAAAAATTCGAAATCTGCGAAAATTGTTGCAAAAAGCATTCAAGAATACGGATATATCAATCCTATTATTGTTGATGAGGAAGGAACGATACTTGCGGGAAACACGAGATTCAAAGCGTTGCAGCTACTTGGCGTTGAAGAGTTTGATGTTTTGGTCATTAGTGGTTTAACGGACGAGGAAAAAGTTGGTTTTTTGGTCGCCGATAATAAAGTTGGTGAGTATTCCTCGTGGAATTATGCGGGGCTTCAGCGTCTTGTTGAAAAATCAAGTAACAAGGATGCGATGAAAGAAATTGGTATCACAACCCTTCAAGATAACAAAGATGAACTTGATAAATTAATAGCTGGTATTGATTGATATGTTTGAAAAACCTAAAAAAAGGCTTGTGATGGGATTGGGTGGTGGTCTGGTGTGTAGTTGTAGGTCCGATAAGGTCTTGGAAAAACTTTTGCTTGCACATGATAACGACTATCTAATTTCAACCGTTGATATGACCGCCGGGTATATTAAATTTATTCAAACCGTTGTTGGAGGCGATCGAATATGGTTGGATTCCGGTGGTTTCACATTATTCAAAAAACAGAAGAAACTGGGTGAAAACAACCCTGATTTTTGGAATGAATGCGAGAAAATGAAGAAAAAGTTTCTTCGGTTTCTTAAAATGTATCCGTTTAAAATGTGTTTTGAACTTGATAACGAGTATTTTAGAAAAGATGATAACCTGTTATCACCTAAAAATTATCTGAGAGACGAGATCAAGGAAATAACAGGGTACTATCCCGCACCGGTATTTAAAATGCATCAGGGTTTTCAATACTGGAAGGATCTCTGTGACTCGCCCCTCTACCCCATCCTTTCGATAGGAGGTCTGGCTCAGGGTAGGGAATGGCATGTGTACAGGGATGAACTGGGAAAGATGATGAAGTACGCTCGCGATAAAGGGAAATACGTTCATCTCCTGGGATGTTCAAACGTTGAAACAACCCGGTTTGTCATGCCGGATTCGGTCGATTTCTCTATTTTCAGGTACGCCATCAATATTGAGAAGGCACGTAATAATTTTTTGAAGAAAGTGGCAGAGGGAACCCTCGTACCGGGGCAAGATGCGTATGGGAGTGCCGGCCCCGATCTATCTGGCAGGATACCGTATCATTATCTGAGTCGAGATATAGTTTTGTACGCGTTCGCTGACGCAAGAGCGAGAGAGTTCTTGTATGAAAAACAGAATGATGAAATAATTGAATAGTTAAATTTTAATAAATTAGAGATTATGTTAAACGGAAAGGAATTACACGGAGAAGGTGTTATCGTTAATCATTTAGAAGAGAATCTAACCCAGCACGGATGTGATATTCGGTTGAGAAAGGTAAGTGTTGTGAAAGGTCATGGATTCATACCCCGCGAGGGCAAAACAATGTTACCCTCATACGAAGAAGTTCGATGTTTTCCTGATATAAATGGAAACGAAGTTTGGCATCTACCTCCGGGGTATTACATGGTTGATTTCATTGAAGGTTGTAACATACCCAAAAACAAAATGGGTCGGATAGTACAGCGAAGTTCAGTTGCCCGGTGCGGTGCTTGGATTTATTCATCGATTTTCGACGCGGGTTTTCACACTGATTCGATGGGTACGTTCATGGAAGTGTTTCACACAATCACGATCGAGAAGAACGCCCGCGTGGCCCAGTTCTACTGTTATGATTGCACGGATGTAAACGAGGAAGATTTATATAACGGCCAATATCAAAACGACAAACAGAGAAAATAATCTCTGTTTTTGTTGATAATTCGATACACTTTGTGTATCTTTATGGTGTTAGAAATAAATTAATTGTTTAAAAATGATTATATCAATTTCAGGTGCTCAATGCACAGGTAAGACAACGTTAATTGAGGCGTTGAAAAAGGAGGAGTGTTTGAAGGGATCTCTCTTTATGGGATCTCCTTCAAGGAAAGGTAATGATCGCGGCATAAAGATTAATAAGGAAGCGGGTATTTATGATCAACTTTGGATCGCAACTTCGTATGTGAAAGAAATTATCGAGTCAGCGATGTCAGCGCATGATCATATTATTTCCGATAGATGTTTATTAGATGTTCTATGCTACACGGAGTATAACCGGGACAGGTCATCGAGCGAGGATAGGCCTCTCTGGGATGAAATGGTTGACACGGTCACCCAACTTCTATTTCATATAGAGCCCCTTTACAGCCATCACATTGTACTGAGGCCGGAGTTTAAAATCGTGGACGACGGAGTTCGGTCAACCGATGAAGTATTTCAAAAGGAAATCGATCGTTTATTTGAGAAAAACGCGTGTATGTTACAAGACTTCGCACCACGAGGGATACACTATGTGAGCGGAAGTATTGACGAAAGAGTTTCCCAGGTATTGGATATTATGGAATTTAATTACAGATTATAAAATGAAAAAGGCGATTTTAAGTTTATCGGGCGGATTGGATAGTACGTGCTTGCTCATGTATTTACTTGCTCATGATTACGAGATAAGAGCGTATTCCTTCCAATACGGACAAAAACATTTCATCGAATTAGAAAAAGTTCGGTTAAATATCTCAATGTTACAGGATAAGGGCTTTAAGGTAAGTCACCAGATTATTGACCTGAGTGATTGCTTTAGTGAGAGTAATTCATCGCTCCATATTGGTGGTGAGGCAATTCCCGAAGGTCATTACGCGGATGAAAATATGAAATCGACCGTGATTGAAAATAGAAATGTGATTTTTTCTTCAATCATCTACGGAAAGGCTTTATCGTGGGCAAATAAAACACAGGATAGCGTAAACGTGTTTTTGGGTTTGCACAGCGGCGATCATGCAATTTACCCTGATTGCACCGAAGCGTCGCGGGTGGCATGTGAACATGCGTTTAAAATTTCAAATTGGGGTAGTGAAAGGGTAAGTTATGAAGCACCGTTTAATTATATGGATAAGGCCGGTGTTCTTAATGAGGGTGTGAAATCCATGGTTATGATCGGATTTAACGATTATGAGATTAACAAAGTACTATATAACACGCATTCATGCTACAATCCTGATTCTGAAGGTAGATCATGTGGAAAATGTGGTACCTGCATGGAAAGAAAAGAGGCGTTTGAATTAAACGGGATGACAGATCCTATAAAATATCAACACAATGATTAAGATAGCGCATGAAGCACCGTTATCGATTATGAATAAGGTTCAATCGATGACTGATTATGATTACGCACTTGTTCACTTGTTTGAGGATCCCGATATAGGTGGCGATTATTTCGAATTTTTCATTGACGCGCTCGTTAATAAGGGACGCGAAGTTATCCTTGATAATTCCGTGTTTGAATTGGGGCTAGCATTTGATGCAGATAGATTTCGTTCATGGGTTAAGGCATTGAAACCAACCTATTACGTTTTGCCCGATGTTTTGAGAAATGCGAAAGAAACGATGAGAATAGCGAGAACGTGGGCGAGAATACCATGCAGCTATTCAATCGGTGTTGTTCAGGGGATAAGTTGGAATGAACTTGTCGAATGCTATAAATGCATGGTCGAGTGTTGCGATATGGTTGCGCTACCTTTCAACTTACCCATTTATTTAAGTCTCGCGGCTGATGAGAATACATCGAAGGCATATTGCAGGGGAAGAAAAATGTTCATTGACCAACTCATCCAACACGGTGTTATGGATTGTGAAAAGCCGTTGCATTTACTGGGCACAGTATTACCGCAAGAAGTTTGCCAATATAACGAGGATAAGTATCATTTTATCAGAAGTATCGATACATCTAATCCAGTTATTCATGGTTTACACGGTGTAAGATATACGGATAGCGGACTTGAAGAAAAAATTCCCGTGATGCTTCATAAGATGGTGGGTATCGATGTACAACAATCTCAATGGAATGACATAAAATTTAATATTGAAAAGTACCGATTTTTTGCTGGATTCGTTGGTAAATAGATAAACATTGTGTATCTTTAGACATTGAAACAATGAAACAGTAACAACTTAAAAACAAGAGATTATGAAAAAGTTTAGTGAAATGACCCGTGAGGAACTTCGTAAGGAAGCATCAATTCGTGGAATTAAAAATTATATCACAATGTCTAATTTAAAATTAATTGAGACATTGGAAGAATATGAGGCTCGAAAGAATTCGGTTGCGGATCAACTGGGTCAGGATGTAAAGAGCAAGTGCGATCAGGCAACCGAATTTTACGATCAACTGGCGGCGTTTGGCGCATGCGATTTATACGCCAGAGTTGACGCGATTGTTGATGATCGTGATATGAAGGATCTTGAAGAGAGTGAGTTGGATGCGATCCTTTCATTCCGTGAAAATTTCAATCCGGATGATTTCGAGAAGCACCCGGTTGAAACGGATAAAGGTGTGGATGAAAAACCGGCTGAGAAGAAGGCGAAGAAACAATCAGTGACCGGGAAGAGAAACGGTGTGATTTCTCTCAGTAACCCACTATTACCTCAAATCAAACAACTTCTCTCCGAGGGAAAGAAAAAAGCTGAAATAGCAACCATTCTTGGAAAAAGCAACGTGTATATTTACAAGTGTGTTAAGGCAATTGAGGCATCGAGTTGTGATTCCAGCCAGGGCGAGATATAAATTTGAATTTACGGGGCCCCGTAAAAGGGTTCCCATTATATTTAAAATATGAAAGAACTGTTATCGTATCTCGATCGCAATGGATTTATATATGATATTTCCGACTTGGGTATTATCACAATGGATGGTGATACATATGAATTATCAGGGCCCAATGTCGACGGACTTCTGTTTGATCGAGGGTTTAATTACATAGGAACACCCATCACTGCGAATAATTACATCTATAAGTTCGGCCGTCTGTATTACACTTTGAGAAAGGGTAATGAATCGAAAGTGAAGTTGAAACTCTTGAAATATATCGGTAAGGTTGATAGTGATTTACCGACCGAATCATTTCTAGGGGTGAGGGGTCCGTTTGAGTTACTGAACGGAACCGGAGATTATGGCGATTGGTGTCGGAAAGCGAATTTTTTTGGTGTGGGTATTTTGGGTGTCTGCGAGAAAAACACGCTTGCGGGCGCACTCAAGTTTCAATTAGAATGTCAGAGGCACGGTTTGAAACCAGTGATCGGTGAAACGGTTACAGTGTTCAATCAAAAGAAAGACCTTCTGTACGATGTGAAAGTTTACGTCGTGGATGAAACAGGGTGGACGAACCTTCTTTCTATCAACAAGGAAATTAACGTTGATAATAATGTGAGGATCGATGAAGGAAAGTTTCTGTCATTGAGAGAGGGATTAATTATCGTGATTGACCCGAAGAGCCTGCAATTTAAAGATGTGCCGAAAGAATTGATGAACACATACTATCAACTTGATTCAGTTAAGTTTGATTCAAATGAAAGAGATAGGGTATATCTTTTGAATCTTCAGGAGTATTTCTCAAGTTCTATGTTACCCACAAATATCTGTGACGCGTATTATTTGGACCAAGAATATTTCTATCTGAAAAAAGCGTTGAATTCATCCGCGGGTATAAGTAACGATTTTTCAAAAAATCAATATTTCAAGTGTAACGAGGAATATTTGATGGAGATTAGGGAGTTATTCTCTGATAATGACCAAGATATTATGCTTGATATCATCGGATTCGCGATCGAGAACACAAATGATATCGCTGAAAGGTGTAGTAATTTCAAGGTCGATCTATCACAACGTCATCTTCCTAAATATAAAATGACCGAGGAGGAGTTCAAGAAATATGATGGATCAAAAGTTGATATGCTTATATCCTTGGTCGCGGATGGGTTTAATAGCATGGGGATAAGTGATGTTGATGAACAAGAGAAGTATCTTGATAGACTTGAAACTGAGATAGATGTAATTAAATACGGGGATGTTGTTGATTATTTCTTGATACTTTGGGATATCACCCAATGGTGTAAACGTCAGGGCATACTTGTGGGATTCGGACGTGGATCCGCCTGTGGATCCCTCGTTGCTTATTTATTGGGCCTGACTCATATCAATCCGTTTGATTATGATTTACTGTTTGAACGTTTCCTGAATAAAGGCCGTATCGGTCAACAAGTTGAAGTGGACGTTGTAAAAATCACATTCGATAATAATTTAGATATAGAGTTGGATTTTGATGATAAAGTGTGTATTTTTAGATCGGGAGAAAAATTAGATATAAAAGCTCAAGATTTAAAAGATGGAGATAGAATCGTTAGTGTCGGATCAGGAGATATTAGCAAAATGCTCGAACGGACAAAAGAATCCGTTTAAGGGTGACAATAACCTTTATAATATTTTGTATAAAACAACCTGTATGGTAAACGGAAAAGTATATGTTGGGGTTCATTCATCAAAAACAGTGGAAGATTCTTATATTGGTGGCGGAATCAGGACGGATTACTCCACCGGTTTAAAAGATTACAAGGACCCTTTACCAATGCCATTAGGTAATTGCGTGAGATTGTACGGGGTTGGTGCGTTTAAGAGAGTGAATTTGTTGTATTTTAATACCGTAGATGATGCATTGATTCAGGAAAAACGTGTAGTTGATCATCAGTGGGTGAGAGATCGACGAACACTAAATTTAAAAATTGGCGGTATTAAGCCGCCGAGACGAGTGGGTGGGAAAAATGGTAATTATGGGAATAAATGGTCCCAGGAAATGAAGGATCATATCTCAGTAATCCGAAAAGACCGGGGTGTTGCGAAAGGGAGTCTTAATCCGAATGCGAAACCGATTGTGATGATAAATATTTATACTTTAGAGGTACATAAATTTCTATCTGCTTATGACGCACAAAAAACATTATCACCGAGTGGTAATCATGATACATTACTTACTTTTCTTCAGAAAGGCAAGCTATTCGAAAGGAAATGGGTTCCTTTATATACGGAGGTGTATTTAAGAGAAACAGATATAAGGAGAAAGGTGATGTCTTTTATTGAAAAATCTAGATTTGTAAAACAGATAAAACAAAATTTGAAATGGAATATATAGTTAAATCAATTAAATTAGAAAAGCGGCAGCGAATCAAGCACGGTTCGCTGCCAGACTAAGGGACATCGATACTGATTTCGAGATGGCGAGAAGACCGGAAGTTAAAAGATACATGGAGGAGCGTTACGGTGCCGATCAAGTTTGCTCCGTGGGAACCTACACGACTCTTCAAGTCAAGGCCGCCGTCAAGGATCTATGTAGGTTGAAAGGTGTCCCCGTCGCAGAGGTAAACTCATTTACTTCTAAAATAGA